AAGATCGAAGCGCTGCACCCGGACGTTGTGCTGCTGGAGCTGGTGCAGCCGCGGCTGGACGGACTGGGCGTGCTGCGCAAGCTCGCCGAGAAGGACTCCGCGCCGCCGGTGGTCGTACTTACCGGGTTTGTCAACGCACATGTCGTTGCCGAGTGCGCGGAGCTCGGCGCGGCATACTTCCTCTCCAAGCCGTGCGACACGCCGGAGCTGATACAGCGTCTGCGGCAGTGCGCTCAGGCGGGCAAAAAGCCGCTGTCCGTCACCGGAACAAGAAGCTCCGCGGCGATCGCGCCGGAGGCGAAGGCGGACAACGCCTCGCTCGAGAGCGTCGTTACCGACATCATCCACGAGATCGGCGTTCCGGCGCATATTAAGGGGTATCAGTATCTGCGCGAGGCGATCATCCTCACGATCAACGACATGGACGCCATCAACGCCGTGACGAAGGTGCTCTATCCGGAGGTCGCGAAGAAGTTTTCCACGACGCCGAGCCGCGTAGAGCGTGCCATCCGCCACGCGATCGAGGTCGCGTGGGACCGCGGTGATGTGGAGACGCTGCAAAAGTTTTTTGGCTATACCGTTTCCGGCGTTAAGGTTCTTTATAGCCAAACAAGTTCAAAAAAGATGTCGCCGTTTTCCGAAATTACAATCCGGCGAATGAAGCGATTCCACACTTCCTTTTTTCCACTTGGTGGAAGTTTGTCGTATGCGTCCAGCAAAGACACTACAAGTTCTTCGTTGATGGGCTTCGGTTCTGGCGGAACGTTCAGTTTTTCTTTTAGCGCTGTGTATTCTATCTCGTACTTCTCGCGGTTGATGAGATCGGCGAGGTAAAGGTCTGTCAGTTTGTCCATTTTCCGCTTGATTGCCGCCGTATCAACCGGCGGTTTTGTTTTTCCCGCCTTGAGCTTTGCATTGTGCGCCTGTACCTCGATTGGCAGCTTGGCAAGCAGATATTTTTCAAGCGTCGCCTCGTTGATTCTCTTTTTGTGGCGGCAGATACCCATTTCATAGTTTTTGCATCGATAATAAAAGTAGTCTGTCCCGCGTTGCTGTGTGGAATGCGTCACAAGACGATGGCCGCATTCGGCGCACCAGACAAGGCCGGAGAAAAGCCAAGTATGCTTTGATCCGTTGTTGCGAATGCTTCTTGCTGTCAGCATCCGTTGTACAAGGGCAAAATCTTCCGGCGGGATCAGCGCGTCGCAGACTTTTATTCCGTTGTTAAGGCCGATATATCTCTCGTTGCTCAATGCGCCTTTTATATGGTGATTCGCTCTCATTATTCCAAACTCGGAAATGAGCATCTTTTTGACGTGGTTAACGCTTCCCGTGGCGATGTAGTCCTCAAACATTCGCCTCGCAATGTGCGCCGTTTCCTCGTCGATGCAAAGTCGGCTCTCGACGGCCTTTAACCCGATGGGCGTTTTACCCGCCGGGCAGAGGCCAAGCTCCCGCTTGTGCTGCATGATCCGTCTGCCTCGTCCTGCGCGACGGACAGCATAATGTTGACCTTTAACCGACCGGCGGCTGTGGCGGTCTCGTAGTCTTCATATGTCGCCTGCCATACAACACCGTGCGCGTCGAGGACTTCCTGTGCCTTGTAAAACTCTCCGATGTTGCGGAACCAACGGTCGAGCTTTGTGAACGCTACGAGGTCGATTTTCCCCGCTTCCACGTCGGACAGAAGCCGCTGCAATTCAGGCCGCTTTGACACGCTTTTTCTTCCGCTTACACCGGCGTCGACATAATAATCAACGACCTTGTGCTTGTTTTCCTCTGCCCATTTTTTCAGGCTTTCTTTCTGGTCATCGACGGAAAGGCCGTGAACGGCTTGTTCTTCCGTGGAGACGCGGACATAAAGTGCAACTCTCATTTCTTTTTCCCCTTGTGAATGCTTTTGAAGGCGTAAATGATGGTTGCGACGGAGGCGTTCAGTATCAGGGCGAGGACGCCAGCAAAAATGCTTGTCCCAGCCGAGCGGAAAATACCGGCGGTCTCTACCTGGATGTCAAATATGACGTACCATACAACGGCGCACAAAAGAATACTGCATACGCCTATGAGCATATAAATTGTCCTTGTGTGGGTTTCCCCCTGCTTTCTCAGCCCTGCGTTCATTTCTTGCAGATGCTTTACTTCGCCGGATAACCGCACGTTCTCTAATTCCAGATCATGGACATGCTGTGTGTCCGGCTGTTCATCCAGACCGACAAGCTCATTCAGCGATAGATTCAATACCTTGCAAGTGGCAGCGGCATAAAAAAGGAGCGGGTGCTTGACCCGCCCTGCATTTGTGTCGCATACGTTGTTATAGGGTACGCCGGACAGGTCAGACAACTCTTGCAGGGTGAAGCCGCTGGCATTTTTCGCTTTGCGAAGTTTGGCTGGATACTCGTCTAAGTAAGGTTGTAGGTCTGTGAGCGCGGACACTTTTTCTCCATCTCCATTCAGTTGTTGGATTTCCCGAAAGTTTTGGGAACGGTTCTTGAATCTTCCTCCTGATTTGTGATTTACAACATGGACTTTATGGGCAAGAGCGGGTACGCTTGAGATGTGGCAGACGTGTCGGTTTACCACATCCCCTAAGCCCCGGCAGAGGTTGCCGCCAACGCCGGGGCGATCTTAAATCAGAAAACGAAAAATGGTTTACGGTGTCCGCCGTTATAATCTGGCTCTGGGTCTATCGGTTCTTTGTAAACAGGTTTTTCCGGAAGTTGGACACCGGCGCACTCCGCGGCAGAAATTAGATTTTCAAATTCTTCTTCCGAAAGGCGATAAATCGCCGATTTTGTTTTAGGTAGCTTTTCAGGAAAATAATACTTAATTCGGAAGTATACACGCATCTTGTACCGAGATATTTTGGGCTGCATGACTTTCTCAATCGTGTTTTTATACCCGGCAATTTCTTGTGGCGATCTATCGTCCTTAAACGGTCGCCAACTTACTGAAATGGCGTTTACGTCTTTCCCTTTGTAATAGATCGTATCAAGGCTTTTGTCTCCCCAATATGTAAAAGGGCCGGACAAATAGCAAATGTTCTGCGGCCCTTTCATAAAATCAGGCAGCGCAGGGAATCGCTTGTCTTTTCCTGAAATGCTGTAAACTCTACCTTGATATTTTGCGGTTACTGCGCTTTGCGCACCAGACCAATTGCAATAAACGAGGTCTGATCCTACTGATCGACAACGATTTATTGCGTTAGTAAAAACGTCTTGTTCGATGTTTGGCGCATTATCTTCTATCCATTGTTCCCATTCTGCCGCCTTTTGAAATTTACCAAGTTCTTCTTCCCAATCGACAATACGGTAGTAGGTTTCTTTAAGGTGCCCAATTGGCGAAAACGGCATCATCTGTGTAGACTTTCCAAGACAAACAAGAGCTAGCCGGTATTCCTTCTTTTTCCAAAGATAGCTTGCGTGCATACGGAGAACATACTCAAGGTATAGAACGGGACTTTCGATAGATCCTCTGTTCATTTTCGAGTAATCCGGGATAGGTATTGAATAGATGGATTCCGCGCTTGTCAGATCGTACATTTTGCCGTCGCATACGATTTTCTCTGCATAATTTATAAGCTCTCGATCTTCGTACAGCGAATTTGGCGGAGACGGGACAATCTTATATGCGCGGCCATAGCGGAAGTACGGTATGTATTCCATCTCGTTACCCCCCCTGTCTTGCGCGGCTATGTTCAAAATAAATTTCTACGCGAATAGAATCAACAGAAAATTGTCGAAAAAACAATTTAGGGAAGTGATAAAATGCAAACACCCGTTGACGCACCGGATCGCTACGCCCGCAGGATCGACTTCCTGCTCAAATTCTACAAATTCATCATAATGGAGGATAAGAATGAGCGAGAACGAAAAGAATCTACTTGCGGAGAAAGAAAAAGCTGAAATTGAAAAAGCAATTCAGGATCCTGCTTTGCGAGAGACTATCATCTTAATTTTAGAAGAAGCAGGATTGCTTCCTTAACATTGTCGTCCGCCTTTTCGTAGGCGGCTAAAATTTGCCAATCAGAATACTTAGTAGGGGAAAGCTCTTTGTCAGTATCGACAGGGAGCTTTTCTTCTTTTTCGTCAAAGTAGGAAACAGGAACATTAAAATAATTAGCGATACGTTGTTTTGTGATGTCGGATGGATTGTTTCTTTTTGCCTTCCATTGGCTAATAGCTGATTTGTTTATGCCAACGTCCCTAGCCACTTCGCTTGGCGTTACATCTCTGTCAACGCATAAATCAATAAACTTTTTATAAAACATAACATCACCTCTTCTTGTACGTTTTCACAGTAAACAAAATAGCCAAAAAATGCATGGTCGATTTGTCGCAACTTATGAAGTTTAGAAAATTGCCAAAACGGGGTTGATTATTGCTCAGGTTTAGTATATTATCAAATGGCGGTTAGAGAGTTGACAAAAATTCCCCTGCAAAAACCCGTCGTGTTGTTTTGGACTGTAGCAATTCCAATATAACACGGTCTGTTAACTTTTTCAACTGGCAAATCAAAATAATTTGATGGGGGTGAAAAAGTGAATCTTCCCGAAGCATGGACGGGTCGGCTGATCGGCAAGATGCATAACAACGGCATCACGAACACGGAGCTTGCCAATCGGCTCGGCTACCACAAGGCGTATGTCAGCATGATCCTGAATGGTCAGCGAAGCCCAAGCAATGGACGCGCCAAACTTGAGGCGGCTGTCGATGAGATCATCAAGGAACGGAGGGGAAACGGTGCAGACTGAAATGACGGTAGCGGACGGCGAGCGCTTTGCCGCTATTGTTTGGCAGACTTATGCGAAATACTTCAACGTCACTGTTGAGCCCTTGAACCAACGCAAAAAGGAGAGCAAGCAAGATGATCGCCCCGTGTAAGGGCTGCATCGAGCGCTTCGTCGGCTGTCACGCATCCTGCCACCGGTACGCGGAATTCAAGGCCGGATGCGAAGCCCGGCGGGAAGCGCGGACAAAACTGTACCCAATCGCCGATTACACCGTCGACATCACCAAGAGAGTACAAAAAGCGGCGCACCGCCGCAGAAAGTAGGACAAACAACCATGGAAAAGACTTGCGAAACATGCCGCCGGTCGGCAATGTGCAACCACAGCGGAAGCGTGTGCCGCAACTGGCGGGAACAGAAAATGGAACCCCGGAAGGTCACGCCGGAGGAGTTTGCTGCCCAGTGCATCATCGCGCGCATCGAGTGGCGCACGAAACGCGACCACGTGGAAAACGCCGACGGCTCCAGAACGGTGCTTGAGCACCACTACCCGGTCGTTATTGTAGACAATGCAAGCGGTGGCATCTTCTACAGCTACTACGCCTACCTCTCCCGCAACGAGATAAGCCCACCCGTGAAGATGTCCGACGAGTGGAAGGGAACGACCACAGTCGTTGACGAGTACATGCCGCACGATGGCGGGTTCTCCCTCATCCGCGCAATGGAGGAGGGATGACAAGTGACAAAACGGAAAGCCGCATTTGCGACAACCGCCATAATGACGCTGCTTGCAGCGGTCGTCTTCTTCGTCTGGCGCTTCGGCGCTGGCCTCGGCTTTGCCATCATAGAGGGCATTTTCGCCGTCTATGGCTTTTCCAGCCTCGCCGACGACTGCTGCCGCTGGCTTCAAATGCCGGACACGTCGATCATGCAGAGAGGAGGACGGCACTAATGATTATCTATCTCGCCGGTAAGATCACTGGCAATCCCGAATACCGCATACAGTTCACTGCGGCAAAGATGGAACTGGAAAGAGATGGTCATATCGTTCTGAATCCTGCCGAGCTGCCGGAGGGCATGAGCAAGGCCGCATATATGCGTATCTGCTTTGCAATGATCGACGTAGCGGACGAAATACGCACAATCCCCAACTGGTATAACAGCCCCGGCGCAAGAGTAGAAACCGCTTACGCTGAATACATCGGTAAGCCGATCGGCGTGGCAGAATACGCACTGATGGGAGGAGCGGAATGAACGACACACGTTATACGGCCATCGCCGCCGCCCTCCGGGAAGAGTTTCCGAAAGCCAATAATGGCACGGTGAGCATGGCACTTCATACGAACGATTACGGCGTAAAGTTCTGCGCAAGGGCACAGGAGATTTACGACACTGTAACGCAGCGCAAGCCCCGCAGACCGCACCGCGTCAAACCCATACGGTTACAGTGCCGGTTGACCGAAAGCGCTGCACAGCGCGTTAAACAGGCGCTGGAAAGAAACGGCATCGCGTCCATGCAGACGTTTCTTGAAATCCTCGTTCTCGCATGGCTCGCGCAGTCTGAATGCTCCACCACATGGGCGGAAAAAGGCGAAAGCGCCGCCGGTGGAGATGACACCGACGACGCTCTCAAATGAAAAAACAACCATTACTCGTATGATACTACAAATCTTAAATAATGTCAATGGAGGCAAAATGAATGACACTCTACGAAATCGACAAGAGCATTGAGGCTCTCGTAAATGCGGTTGATCCCGATACGGGCGAGATCACGGTTGACAATGATGCGCTGGACGCGCTTCTGATGGAGCGGGACGCAAAGGTTGAGAACATCGCCTGTTGCATCAAGAACCTTACCGCCGACGCAAAGGCCCTCAAAGAAGAGGAAACGGCTCTTTCCGCCCGCCGCAAGACAACCGAGAAGAAAGTCGAACGACTGAAAGACTATCTTACATACGCCTTGCAGGGCGAGAAGTTCCAGACTGCAAAATGCGCCGTATCGTTCCGCAAGTCCTCCGCAGTCGAAGTGGACGACTGCTTTGTTGAGTGGGCGCAGACCTCCGGCAACGAAGACCTCCTTCGTTATAAACTGCCGGAGGTGGACAAGACCGCCATCAAAGCGCGGCTAACATCTGGCGAGGAAATCCCCTGCGCCCGTTTCGTACAGAACATGTCCATTGCGATTAAATGAAAGGAGCTTGAATAATGGAAGAACGCAAAGTCAACATCATGCTCAACGCCACCGCCGAGCTGAACCGAAAGGAAACGGACGACATTTACATCCCCATCCGGTCGAGTGAGTACCGGAAACTGATTTCCGGCTATTACGAAATGGGAAAGAAACTCGAAGCGGAAAAAGACGATGCCACGCGCTGGGGTTCGGAAGCCTACCGCAGCGGGCTGAAAATCAAGGCGCTGGAAGCCGAGATCGCCGATCTCCGGCAGAAGCTCGCGGAGGTAAAGGAGGCGGCGGAATAATGGGAATCCCTGTTTTGATCCTCGGCGAATCCGGCACCGGAAAATCCGCCAGTCTCCGCAACTTTGAGCCGGACGATGTAAGCATCTTCAACGTTGCAGCCAAACCCCTGCCGTTCCGAAAGAAGCTCCCGATCAAGTCCACGTCGGACTACAACACCATTTGTCAGGGCATCGCCCAGAGCCAGAAGAAAGCCTTTGTCATCGACGACAGTCAATATCTTCTGTGCTTCGAGAGCTTTGCCAAGGCCAAAGAAATTGGCTACGGAAAATTCACCGACATGGCGCTGCACTTCTACAATCTGGTGCAGTTCGTGATCCGCCAGACGCCGCCGGATGTTATCGTCTACTTCCTCCACCACACGGAGACGGACGGCAACACCGGCAAGGTCAAGGCTAAAACCATGGGAAAGATGCTGGATAACCAGCTCACGCTGGAAGGGCTCTTTTCTATTGTTCTCATGGCTTACACGGACGGCAAGAAGCACACCTTTATTACGCAGTCAGACGGCTTCACCACAGCAAAAAGCCCCATGGAGATGTTCCCCGTGGAGATCGACAACGACCTGAAAGCCGTGGATCAGGCGATCCGCGAATACTACGAACTTAACAAAAAGGAGTAAAGAAAAATGATCAAAAGACCGAACAACTGGGACGAAGTCCGCGAGTTCACCGACCGCCCGAAGCTTCCCGTAAGCGCTTATGTGTGCCGCGTCAAACAGGCCGCCGTGAAAGCGACGGACTACGGCGAACAGCTCTGCATCCTGTTCGATATCGCAGACGGCGAATACGCCGGATACTATCAGGAAGAGTTCGATGCGAACACGCAGCAGGACAAGAAATGGAAGGGCGTCCTTCGGCAGTTCATCCCGAAGGACGACGGCAGCGAAAAAGACGAGTGGACAAAGCGCAGCTTTAAGGGGCTGACGGCGGCGTTTGAAGCTTCCAACCGCGGCTACGTCTGGAACTGGAACGAAAATTCTCTCGTCGGCAAAGAGATCGGCATTCTCTTCCGCAATGAGGAATGGGACTACAACGGCAGAACCGGTTGGTCGGTTCGCCCGTTCCGTGCCCTTTCCGTGGATCGCGTCGCCGACGGCGATTACACCCTCCCGGCGGACAAGCCGTTGAAGAACAAACAGACCGAAGCGGCAGACGCTTTCCTGTCCCCGCAGACCGGCACGGCAGAAACGTTTGAGACGCTGGAAGATGACGGACGGCTTCCTTTCTGAGAGGTAGATCATGGCAAAGAGCGGAATTGACTACTTTCCGCTCGATGTCATTTTGGACGAGAAGTTTGAGCTGATAGAAGCAGAATATGGCTTGACAGGATTTGGTGTGATCGTTCGTCTTCTGCAAGAGATTTACGGCAAGGCGGGTTATTACATTGAATGGACAACGGAGGTTGCGCTTTTGTTCGCCCGAAAGGTCGGGTTGGGTGGGAACGTCGTTTCCGAAATAGTAGAGGCTTCTATCAGAAGAGGTATGTTCGACAGAGAGAAATATGACAAGTACCACGTCTTGACATCCCGAGGGATTCAGAAACGGTACTTCGAGGCAGTCAACCGCCGTAAGGTTCTTGAAGTCGATGAAAACATACTTCTGGTTAATGTCGCCCTTTTTTGCCCAAATGTTGACATCCGAGCGAAAAATGTAAACATTTTTTCAGAAAATGCGAACATTTCCAAACAAAGTAAAGTAGAGGAAAGTAGAGTAGAGCAGAGTAAAGGAAAGGAAAGTAATTCATCATCTAACGATGATGTACGTCCGTCTGCCGCCGGACGCGGCGCGGAAAAGGCCGTTGTTGATGCATGGAACAGTTTAGGGTTGAACCCCATCCGCAGCGTTACCCCCGGTTCCACGCGTAAGCAGTTGCTTTCCGGCAGGATCAACCAATTCGGCGTTCCGGCCATTCTGGAAGCAATAGAGAACGTGCGCAAGAGCCCCTTTCTGAACGGGCAGGGCAACCGCGGTTTTACGGCGACGTTCGATTGGTTTATAAAGCCGTCAAATTTCCAGAAAGTGTTAGAGGGTTTTTACGACAAAGACCGTTCGCCGAAGAAACAGGAGACAGGCCGCTTTGCGACACCAGACTATGACGCGATGGAGGACTTGCCATGCTGACAGCAGACGTTATCGGCAGCATTGCCGAACGTGCGAAACGT